GGCTTGGCGGTTTTGTGGGTTAACCGCATAGACGTTTGCAATCTGAATCACATCACCAACATTCAATTGACCGGCGGCCGTTGTGGCGCTAAGTGCGATTGTTGATGTCTGTGCCCATCCTGATGTCAAAAATCCCGTTGCGGTGCTTGTATTGCACGATAAAACGGCCGTAGGGCTATTGCCAAAGGTTTGGCTAACCACGTTCTGGTCCATTTTCCAATTCATCCCAGCGCTGTCCCTGCCCATCAGCCCCTTCCTATATTGCTCACCTATGGCCTCTTGCGGAACAAACAAGCCCTTAAGTGAATCAACAATGGTTGCCGATGTGAATGGCTCAACGATACAAGACCGGCGGCCATCACGGGGTGCGCCCTCCGCATCCAAGTAAGCCGCGGCGGTTAGATATGTGATCAAACCTGTGGGCGGTGTTCCGGCCGTGCCAACAATATTTGCGGTATTGTTTTTAGCCATCACCAATCCATCACGGTCTATCTTATTGGCTATGGCGGCCACTGCGGGTTTCAAAACTCGGTCGCTGAACATGTCGAGGCTTAGCGCTAAGTCTTGGGTCGTGAACTGCGTGTCCACATGGAACTGCGTGCTTAGTGTCACGGGCACGCTAGTTTCGTTGAAATCCTCAACGTTTAGCGCGGGNCCNGTGGTACCGATGAAGCGTCCGGGACGTCTAACATTAACCGTGTTACCGATTTTTGCACCGACCACTGCGAACTGATCATCGTAGTTGCGGTCCACCTCGCTCGTAAACGTCAATTCGTTTTCGAGCACCATAAGAGCCTCGTTCGTGATTTTTGATATCGTCAATAAATTGTTTGACATGATCTTTCCTTAAAAAAATTACCTGATTTTTCCCGCCCGCCGCGCCTCTTTCCACGCCTGATATGTGCCGTGAAATTCACCACTTGAATTAATGGGAATATCCGCAACACCTCCGCTTGGCTTTAAGGCACGCACCGGTGCGGGTGCTTTACTTGTCTTGACCGCAGTCTCCTTAGCCGGTTCCGCCTTTTCGTATAGCTTTTCCAATTTTCCCAATTCAAGCAAGGCTTTCCGCGTGGGCATGGCCGCCAACTTTTGCGCGTATTCCAAATCCTCCGCCAAGTGATATAGGATTCTTGGGCCTACATCCGATTCCAATATGGAATCACGGATTTCATCGGAAACAACAACATTAGCCGTTGAAACCATTTCATCGTAATCGGGCAATTCGGCTTTCACTTGATCTAATTTGGATGACCAAGATTGGATAACCTTTTGTCTTTCCTCATTAGCCTTGCGATTCGCCTCTTGTTGATCCCTTTCCGCCAACGCCTTTTCGGTTGAATATTGGGCCAAAGCCTTTGCATATTCAAACGCATCCTGAAATTGCCCCGGTTGCGGTTCCTGATCAACGCTCGGCCTTTGTGGTGCCGCCACTTGCTCAAGTGCCCTTAACCTATCCTCCAACGCTTGCCTTTGTTGGCGTTCCGCTTCCGCTTCCGCTTTCGCCGCCTCGCGTTGTTTCGTCAATTCGGAAAATCTTTTCTCTAACTTTGGGTTCGCCCGCTTTTCCTCTACGGGTTTGGCTTCCTCTTGCACCTCGGGTTCATTCTCAACCACCTCCGTTGATGGCTCGGCCTCCACCGCCACATCATCCGTTTGATCGGCTAAACCTAAACGATTTGCATAAAATTCCGCCGCATTCTCACTCGTCAATACTGATGACGCTTCTTTTTCAGACATAGGTTTACCCTAAGAATTATCCCCATGTTCCTCATGGGTAAGGTTTTGTGTAAATATACACGAAAGAGTTACTTTGTCAATGTTGGTTCATCAAAATCCAAATGTACCCAACGATTACCTTTATTGTATTCATCAATTAATTGTCCAAAAGTGTGTTCTTTGTTTGACAATTTACCTTTAACACCCAATCTTGTTTTTGTTTCATGGGTTATTGGCTCACCTCTATCTTTTATGCCTTCTCGCAATGACAACTTCTTATCTTTATCATCATGCGTAACATAATCACGAATTGCGCTAAAAATAGATTTTGAAAATGGTGTAGGCGAATGTTCAAATTTGCCAGGTTCTGACAATTCTTTGCCAGAAGTTATCCATTTATTCCCAATTTTCCATTTGCCAGGTTCTGCTGATGTAGTTGGTAAAAATTGCCCACCTTTATAATGATATTGATTACTTTCGGCAACTTCACCACCTTTTTTGGCTCTTCCTTTTTTTTGATCCAACTTTTCTTGGATATATTGGTCTCTATTTTCTGAAGTTACTATTTCTCGACTCATTATATTGCCCTTTCTACCGCTTCAGCCTTGGCCTCACGCTCGCTCAATCGGTCTAAATGGCTTAAATAAACGGCTAAATCGGCCTTCATACGCTCGATTTCTAGTTGTGTTTGTGTCTTAAGAACAGTATCTTGTGCCGTTGTGTGAACACGCATTTCTGTGTCTTTTTGCTTCTGTTGATCACGCAACTCAATGTCATGGGCGCGGTTGGTCTCTTTAATAAGAACCCGCTTGGTCTCAGCGTCTTGCTTGAGTTGTTCAACGTCAGCCCTGTTTTTAAGCATCAATTGCATACCCTGTAACTGCTGTTGCAGCTGTTGGATAGTGGCTTGTGACTGCTTGAGTTGCATCTGAACTTGTGGGGGAATAGGCGATTTATCGTCAATTTGCGCCATTGGGTTGGATGCTGCAAGTCTGTCTGCAATCACATCAGCGCCAGGGAAGTCCATGTTTCTAAAGATCAAATCACCCGCAACATTCATTAGATTGGGATCGGCACTTAACAAAGGCATCATCGATTCAACCGCCTCAATCCGTTTACTGTTGTAGCCGGGGCCGGTATCCATCACCACATCGTATTCGCCCACGGTGACATCGTTTAATATCTTTTGCACGCCTTGTTCGTCTTGGCCACGCTTATTGATTTCAACCAAATCCGGCTTTCCATCATCGCCAATAATCCGCATCACACGCGCGTTATCGTAGATTTTGGGGATTAGATCAAGAATAATTCGGGCCGTGTGCTTAATGGATCGCGTTAGATTATCGTAATAATGGTAATTAGATAGATCAATTTGTTGTTGTTGGCCATTTAGGGCCTTGCCGCTAATGTTTCCGCTAGGCATTTGGTTTGGATCAAAGATGCCCAAAACCGCTTGCATATCGCTATTAATCCCATCCGCGGCGGCCATGATCCCCGCGGGCGGTGCCTCCGGTTGAATCCGTGTTGGCACCGGCGCGGGCACACCCTCGATATCCTTTTGTTTATAGCGCAACACCGGCATTGATTTAATGTTTGCCTGTGCCCATTCATTCTCGTGGCCCTCGTCTTGGCCTTCTGCAATTAACCACTTGGCCTTTGGCGCTAGGGCAACGGATTCGGTTAGCGCGGTTTTCCAAAAGTTATACATCCTTTGTGGGTCTTTGGCCATCCGCACCAAGCCATATTTCTTGCGCTTGTTTTCAACAATGAATTCCTCACCATACACCGGCACAATTGGGATGTATTTGCTTGCCCATTTGCCCTCCTCTAGCACCTCCATGCCCGTGCAAATGATCTGTTTCACCTCTTTTTTGAATGATGGCCTTTCATCAACCACCACTAAGCCACGGGCCAACATTTCAGACTGATCGGGCAAATCGGATCGGAAAACCTTTTCGCCATTGCTTAATAGGCATAGCTTATCCGCCTTTCTTTCCATATACCAATATTCCGCAATCCGGATATCCTCCCGCATCACCCATTCCGCATTGCTATCGCCGGTGCCGCGTTGTGTAAAGCCCGCGCCATCATCCGCGCCGGGATACATCTTTCGGAATATTTCCTTGCTAACAACTTGCGTTATTAGGCACTTTTCCGCATCCGATCCATCCGGCAAGATGCTATTTGGATCAAAATACACGGTGAATGGGTTGTGTATCGGCTCAATGTATATTTCCTGATCAAAGGAATTTTCCCGCACATAATCCGTTTTTAGCCGCCAATAGCCAAAGCCCATCCGCACCGCGTAATTAAACGCGTTGTCATAGGCGTGATCCGCATCCGATTGCACCTCAATATGGCGGCATATGCCCGTTAGTATTTGGGCAATCTTTTCATCGGATTGGTTATTCATGCCGTGGACTTTAATCCGCGGGCGTTGTTGTCTTTGTTGGTTAGTGACTTGCCTTACATACGCATCGATCTTATTGATCGTTAGGCATGGCCGTGCCTCAAGTGATCGGCTATTCTGAATTTCAACCGGCCATTGATCACCGGCGGCAAATTTCAAATCCTCTAGCGCCTCGGATCGGTTATTCGTATCCGCGTCATTGGCTAACTTTAAGAACTTTTTCGCCTCATCAATCCGTGGATCGAATTCTGTTTGGTTATCGGCCATATCTATCCCATCCAATTTGCGGGTTCATAAACGGGTTTTTTCACCACCAATTTTTTTGGCTCCTGAATCATCAATCCCAACATCCGAAACGCATCCGCGCCGTGGGAATACTGATCATGCAAGGGCGTGCGGCTAAACTGTTTCGTATCCGGATCAACCTCAAACCGATAGTGTCTTAGGCATTGTAGCCCATCGGCGCAATTTATTCTATCAAACCAACAATTGCTAAAGATCGTGCGTGCCGCGTTAATTGAATCCGCTATTGGTGTCCTAGGGATAATCCGCGTCTTATAGCCCGCCGCCCGCACAATTTCCTCAATTGATCGCCCCGCCGCCGCCAATGTCTTGTTTTCCGCATCATGTGGCAACCATAGCGTGTCAAACACATATCCAAAAGTTTGCATCTTGGCCAAGATAGCCGATATGGTTTCCTGTGATGTTTCAAAATAGCGGATTAGGCGGGTTTCCATTCCCACGAATTGCACAAACCACAATGCCGTTGCATCCGCCCAACCCAAATCAAAGACAACGTGCACCGGCTTGGTTGCATCATAGGGCACCTTTCCGATTCTTTCTTGTAAATCGGCCAATTGGATTTCCTTGGCAAACACCGCGCCATCTACAGTTTGGCGGCAAACCCCCTCCCACACCGTGTTATACGCCTCCATATCCCGCGCTTTTAGCGTGTCTTTTTCTAGCCGCAACACATCCGGAAACCACGGGTTATCAGACCAATTGATCTTTTGCACAATGGCGTTTTCGGGCGTGTGGATAACGAATCTTTGGTAAGTTTCATCGGTTTCTAATTCCGGATTGAATGAAACCCATATTTCCGATTGTTCCTTACGAATCGTTGGGATTAGCGTATCCCATGATCGCTTAGAAACCGTCTGCGCCTCCTCCACCCAACACACATCCACGCCCTCATAGCTTTTTACATTCGCTACATTATTCTTTAGGCCAACAAAGTTAAATTCCGATCCATTCTTGCCGCGGATTGTTCGATCCGTGATTTCATAGAATTCCGTTAGCCCCATTGCGGTGATTTGATCACACAATAGCTTATGAACGGAATCCCTTATAGATGTTTGAAATTCACGGGCACATAGCACGCGTGTTGCCTTGTTAGCGCCGATGATCAATAGCGCCCTAGCTATCCCCCAAGATTTTGCCCCCCCTCGGCCCCCAAACAACACCTTATAGCGTGCCGGTTGGAATAGGCATTGTAGTTTTACGGGGAATTCAATATTAGCTTCCATTTGGGCTTACAAACGTCACCGCAATGTTTGTTAGCAATGGTGCGCCATTTTCACCGGTGATTTCTTGTTTAACCGATTCACGATATTTCTTTGGGAAACGTGCGGCCATTGATCGTGACCAAATACTTGCGTTTAGCTTGGCCCCATCCTTGTGCTCTAGCATATATGCCTGTGCCTGTTCTTCCCACCACGTTTGCTCC